GGGGGTATTTCAGCCCTTACATGAGTAAAAAGGGGCATAGACATATCAAATAGCTCAATACTATTATCTTTATGCAGGTCTGCATAAGGAAGTATATTAAACTTAAACTGAGAGTCTGTATATGAGGTATCTATTATAGTAATAAGAGGATTAACATATTTACTAGCCTCTTTTAACTGAGTGAAAAAAGTTTTATTCTTTTTTGTGGCTTCATGGTTACCGTCATAGATAATAGTAGGAATTTGTACTCCTCGAATAAACGAGAAGTACAATTCCAGTTCTTCCATAGTAGGTAGTCTATCAAAAATATCCCCACCTATAATATGTAAATGTAAATCAGGCCTTGACTCAATAAGCCTAACTTGGTCAAAGAAAGATTTATATCTATTACGCGCCCAGGCAACTGGTACATTCTTCTGCCCCAGTTTTATATGCCAGTCTGCGGTAAATAGTATCATCCGATTTTAAACTCATCTTCCAAAGTTTCATCAATCTCACCGGCAGGAGTGCTACGTAAACGATCAAGCAGCTCTTTTTGTGCATCTGCTGTAGGTCGTGGCATAACCTCATCCATAGACTTAAGGTCTACTACTAAAGCGGTCTCTGCTTCTGTCAGAGGGCGAATTTTACATTTGAGAGGCTGAAGCTGATACTCTACATTATAAGGTAGTGGGCCGGTCTTGACTCGTTTAAAGCATAGGTCCCACCCAACTGAAACATCTGTAGGATCACCAAGGTCTTCTGCTGTGGTCATAATCTGTTCCCACAATTTTTTCTTCAAGTTCAGTACTTTGAGCTTGCCGTCTGTGGGGTCAATACACTGAGTGGCATAGCTCCAACCACATTTCAAGTCAGGGTAATACTCACGAACCCAATCTTTTTCTTTATTAGTAAATCGTTCGAGGTTTCGATCAAAAGATAAACATTCAAAAGGAATATTTTTCTTATTATCTCCCTCAATCCAATATACATATCTAGCAAGAATATCGCCAACGATACGTACTTTATTATCTCCATCTCGATACACAAAAGTATCAATAGATGATTTAATTGCACCGCCTTTCTGTTTGTTAAATGATATAGCCATTAATGCTTCTCCTTAGGGACTTCTTCATAGCGAAAATAGATATTATCTTCATCTAATGTAAGTAGCCTGTTTTCTGTTAATATGTTTTGTATAACGGTATCGGAAGGTACTTTTATTCTATCTAGTGAAACTTTATTTGTAGAAATATAATCAGCAATACTTCGTATAGATGCTATGCTTATATATGTTGCTACTTCCTTCATAGAGTATCTAAAGGCATAATAAAGTAGTACATCTGGATTTAATAAAAAACTTTCTCCCGTAAAATTTATGTTGCTATATTTAAATATAGGGTCGTATCTATTCTTCGGGACTTCTTTATATGTAAGCATCTTTATAATTTGATAGCAGTTATAGGGGTTTCCCTCTGCCTCTGTAAAGACTTTTTGCCAGTTGAATAATATCATTATTATACTCTGAATTTACCAATTTGTCAAGAACTATTTTTTATAGTTGAGATATGATATAACCTTGTTTCATATAATGCCCAATTCTATTAGAGGCTTGGGTTGTTGCAGTTTTGCCTTTTAAATGAATATCTATCACTACAGGGCTTAGCTTATTTTCATACTCTCTAACAACCCTACCTATTAACTGTGTGAGCAGGGGTTCATTATTAATAGGAGTACCAAGTATTAAGCAACTTAAGTTATTTATTGATATACCTTCTGAAAAAATAGCTTGAGTACCATATAAAACAGATTTACTACCATTAAGTACCTGATTCATTAAGTCACCCCTTTGTTCGTGGGGTACTTCTCCTGTTATACATATGGCATCTGGCCCTGTTAACTCTGTACATCGTTTTAAAAAAGCTACTCTATCACTTACTACAAGTACTTTATGCCCTTTTTTAGCATATGCAGCAGCTATCATTGCTACAGTATGCCTATACTCCTCATTATTAGATAGATGAGTTACTCTATTAGCCCAAGGAATATTAGCTCCGTCCATGAAACGTATTTCTGATTTTACAATTTTAATTGTAGGAATCATATAATTTTCTTTTGGTGGCTTAAATACATTGCTTCCAAAATAGTCTCTAAATACTACGTGTTTTCCATCTTTTCTTTCTATAGTACCTGAAAGACCTATTTTATACCTACAGTAGTTTGTGTCTAATATCTTAGAAAACGTGGGGCTGCTTACATGGTGCATTTCATCTAGAATAATAGTGCCGAACTCTTTACGAATTTTGGCAATATTTCTATATAGAGTCTGCGTATTACCAATTACAATAGGAGTATCTGTATTAAAAGAACCACTACCTAATACACCTGGTGTAAACCCATATACTTTTTTAACTTCAGCAGCCCACTGATTTCTTAGTGGAACGGTATGTGTAATTACTAGAGTTTTTTGACCTAATTTACCTGCAATTGCTAATCCTGTAAAAGTCTTTCCCCAACTGACCCACGCATTAATAATTGCATTATCCTCTAGCATGTCATAAACTGCCTGCTGACTCTCCCGCAGAGGAAAGGCAAATTCTGGAAACTTTATAGGTACTAGTAATCGTTTATCTACTATCTCATAGTTGCTAGGTATAAGGTCTACTCTTCCAATAGGAATAGTAATTAATCCTGGTCGAATAATTGACATATTCTTAATTACTTGTGGGGGATTGCTTTCCTTATATGACGGAATTACATATGTTAGTTCCTTATCAATAGAGTTTTGTAGTGCGGGGCTACAATCCATATATATTCGATTACTAAGTACTGCTTTCATTAAAATCCTAGGCTAGTTTTTGCTGTTATGTATTTTTTCACAAAACCACTTCGTACAATATCGTGAACTTCAAATTCAATGAGATCAAACTCATTCATTTCTTTTAAAATTCGTAGAAAGTCTTGTAAACCATTTTTATTTAAGTCAGACTGCTTAAAGTCTCCACAAAATATAATTCTACAGCCCTGCCCTACACGAGTAATAATAGAATCTAGCTCATGAAAAGACATATTCTGGCATTCATCTACTAGAATAATTGCATCTCGTAGTGTAACTCCCCTAATAAAGGAGGTAGTCATGAAATCAATAGTGCCTTTTGTCTTTAATATGTCATAAGCATCCCCTCGCTGGAAAAGCTCAACACAAATATCCTTATAGGGTTGTTCATATACAGAGGATTTTTCTTTCTCATTACCAGGTAAAAATCCTATGTCTCTTGTAGAGACTGCACTACGAATAATTACTAATCTCTTGTAATAGTTTTTAGCTATATCATCAAAAGCTAGGTAAGAGGAAATAAAAGTCTTTCCCGTACCTGCACACCCATGTAGAACTAAGTTTTTATCTGATTCAAATACAGCCAGCTGATTCTTCGTCAGTGGTTCTATTTCTTGTAGAACTAAATTAGCTCCTGCCATGGTACTACTTCTTTTGCTTCTGCTTTTAAGCATACTAAATCATTCTCCTAGTCTCTTTCTTAGGGGTTTCTGAATATTCGTATAGCATCCATGGATAACCCCTTAAATATAAGATTCCTGCGTATTCCATCGTAGTGTGTGGGGGTCTTTTTATAGTAAAAGTATTTTTGATCCCATGTAGATGAAGTATACAAGCAGTTACCTTTTTATTAATTTTTTTTATCCTTAAGTATTTTAACGGACAACTAATAGTTTTTTGATATATAAAAGGAGTCCCATATGAATCAATAAAAATATTATTACGCTGTTTTACTATTCCAATTATATCTAGTAATTGTCTATTAAGTGGTAGTAAGTCATTCATTGGGGACTGTAATCTACGCTTGCCTAAAGTATCTCCGGGCATATTTCTATCATCTACTATTATGGAGTCGACAAACAGTAGCCCATCTATTAAATTCCAGTTCGTAGACGGAAGTCTATAAATCGGGAACTTAATTCTAGATAAAGTTTTATACGTTACAATCATACCTTTACTTACATATTTTTATCTTGAGTCTTGGGTAGGGCAAACATACGACTGACTGGGATTGGGTTCTTAGCAATCTGCATCAAAGCTCGCCCACTCTTGTGCTTCGTCCGGCTGTCCGTCGACCGTTGGTTCTTCATCTTCAGACTCTATTACTATAATATCCATAGCACCATCATTTTCTAGCTGTGCTATAAGTGAGTTGCAGTCTTCAGCCTGAAATTCTCCTTCTTGCTCCTCGTCCTGGCCATCAATGAACCAGCTTGCATAAAATGATTTCATAAATATTCTCCGTATTTGTTAATAAATTTGCCCATCGAATAGTCATCGCCGACCTCAAAATCACAACCTATGGGAGTACCTGGTATAGATACTCCTCTGTCCATCTGAATGAATTTTGTTAGAGAACTAACATATTCATCTACTATATCCTCACGTACCTCTGCAAGAATAGAGTCATGCACAAGTGCAAATATTCTAGCATCCATTTTTGTTGCCTTAATATGCGCGTGCATATCAATAGCCCCTAAGAGGTTAACATCAGAAGCGGGAGACTGCACCATAAAATTAAGACCACTCCTAATTGTATGACTTCGTACACCTTTATCGGAGGAAGAAACATTTGGTAATCTCCTTTTTCTACCAAAAAAGCTATATATGAACCCATTTTCTTCAATGAATTTCTCATTTAATTTGATCCACTTCTTCAAACCATGAAAAGACTTAAAGTAATCATCAATAACTTCTTGGGCCTCGTTCGGGCTAAAGTATTTGCCAGAACTTTTCGTAACTTCAGAACTAATTTTATTCGCCCCTGCACCATACATAATTCCAAAAGTAACAGCTTTAGCTGCCTGACGGGCAATTGGGTGTAAAGTTGCTACATCTTCTACTGTACAGGGTAGATTGAAAACTTTCTTAGCAATTGCACTATGAAAGTTACCTCCAGATTTAAAAACTTCTATCAGAGCTACATCCTTTGCAAGAATCGCAGCAATATATACTTCCGCTGTAGTTAAGTCCATTGAAACTATTTTATAGCCTACGGAAGCACGTATACACCCTTTAATAATAGGATTATCGCGTGGCAACTGTTGCATATTTAACTTACCGCTAGAACTTAATCTACCAGAAGTAGTAGTGTGTAAATTAAATCCTGTACGAAGTTTGCTATCTCTATCTAACTGTGGAATAATTTTATCCAAGTAGGTATTTTTAATCTTAGACTTCTGTCGAATATCTAGGATAAGCTGAGGTACTTCTGACTTTTCTGCAAGTATAGTAAGTACTTCCGCATCGGTTGACTCTGCACCCGTTGCGGTTTTTTTACCAACTGGCTGTAGTCCAAGGAAATCAAATAAGAGTGACCGTAGCTGCACAGTGCTATTAGGATTAAAGGGTTTTCCATTAATTTTCTCGAACTGAGAAATCCTAGGGTCTTTGTACATAGTTTCAATAGCATTATCAATATTATTTTGCATTAAATTCTGTGAAATAGTGAGTCTATGCTTATCAAACGGTACTCCGTTATCCTGCATATCTATTAGGAAAGTAGTGCCCGGGATAAGTATATTTTCATAAACTGAGTTTAACTTAGGGTTTGCTTTAATCTTCTTAAATTTCTCATAAATTATAAAAGTAACTAAAGAATCCATAGCTGCATATGTTTTCATAACGCTAAAAGGGATAGACTCCCAAGAAAAATCATCTTTTAGAACGCGATTCTCCTTACGATATGTTTCTATCCAGTCGTACATAGGTTTTTCATAGTCCCCATAGACTGTATACTTCATGGCGAGAGCCTTTAAGCCATGTGTACCTGGATTTTCATCAATAAGATAATGAAGCAACATAGTATCTTCATACCTAGGAAACTCAAAATTAAAATGGTAGCTTAAAAAAGCTATATCGAACTTTGCATTATGAAATATAATAGTTTTTTTACTAAAGAGTTTCTGTAGTAAAAGTTCTGTAGTCTCATCAAAACAAGCAGTATTAATATAAGCCCCTCTAGTGCCATCATAACAGAGTGAGATACCAAGCACATACCCGTTTCTAGGATATAGTGCAGATGTCTCACAGTCAAGAGATGCCACCTCACTAGGGTGATCTAGAGCTGCCTGAATGTATTTATTAGCTAAATCAGTATCATCAATACCAATAGCAATACTACTATCTACTACTGCATCCTGCAGCTGTCCACTGATATAGTTTTTTATATTCTCTTTTGAGGTTTCCCATGTACTTTTTGCTTCTGGCTTGAATGCAAGCATAGCAGGGTTAATTACTGGAAGAAACTTGTTATCTAGTTTCTTTCCAGTGTACTCTGTTACAGAAGTTGCTTTAGTAAAGTATTTTACTGCCTCACTTCCAACAAGAATTAACCAGTCGTATGCGGCTACATCAATAACAATATCGCAGTCTCGTTTTAGCACTTTAGTTACAGACGCGTTAGAGCATAGCTGATATTGATCAAAATTAAAAGCATTATCGAATTCTTTTTTGAAATTTGTCTTACTTGGCTTGGTTTCAATCAATGCAATTTTAGGCATACAACTTTCTCGCTAGTGTAATTACTTGAGGTTCTGTAAGTGCTCCTGGGTCTGTGCCTTCTAAGCAGATATTTCTGGTAGTAAGACCAATCTTTTCGCACATACTAATTATGTTTTTTGAGGCTTCCTGCCCTGCTTCATCTCCATCAAAGAATATATCTACTCCTTCTACTCCTTGGATTGAAAGCATACTTAATTTTTTTTCATTTATATTATTTGTGCCGAAACAACACACTGTATTATATAGTCCTTTGTCATGTAAGTTTAGCATATCATAGATACCTTCTACAAGAAGTACCTTACCGTTCCTAGGAGATACTTTAGGGTACAAGGGTATCTTAGCTCCTGGAGGAGTGAACTTATACTTTGGTATTCCATTAGTCATATGACGACCTTGAAATGCTACTATTTTTCCAGATAAATCTCTAATAGGGAATACAATTCTTCCTATGTAGTCTGGGTTTGTGTGTTGAAAAGCCTCAAACTTTTTATACGTTTCTGGTCTAATGTTTCTCCAGTT